TTTGTTTTATATCGTCAGGTAGTAATTTTTCAAGTTCAATTATATCATTTTCTAATATTTCGGCACTTGCTTCATCATAAAAATTAGAGTCAGTTTTTAAATTATATTCTAAATCGTAGTAGTTACTAACTTCTAATTCAACTTCAACAACATCTAAAAGATTTACAAAAATAAATGATGTAAATAATAATTTAGTTACTGAAATAGTTGCACCTGCATTTATAGTACCTAAGTATAAACTTTGACTTGAAAATCTAATACCATTTCGCAAAAAATTAATATTGATTGCATAAAATTGATTTACTCCACTTGTATTTTTTAAGTCAATAATTATATTACTAGCAAAACGATAGCGACCACTAGCCCTTGAAGTAAAATCAAAAGTAGCTGCATTAAATCCATTTGGTGGGCTTGTATCTCTTACTTCATTATTAAAAGGCATTTTAGCAACACTAGAAGTCATTGCAGTCAAACCGCTATCAGTTATTCTGTTTCCTAAAAATAATCTAGCTTCAACATCACCATCACTTAATAATAACTTTTTACCAATTGAAGGAACTACAATACTTTTAAATCTTGTACTATCAAAAAAATCAGAATCAAACCTATAACCTGCATCGTCAAAGATTGCTTTAATAATAGTTTTAAGATATATTTGAGGTTGCATTTGGTCAATATAGTGCGTTATTTCATTTGCACTTGCACCGTACTCAATAAGTCCATAATAATAACCAACTCCAATAGGTGCGCTCCAACTTGCTGAAATGTTTGTTAAATTCCAAACATGGTTAAATGCACTTAAATTTAATTCACTTAATTTCTTTTCGCCTAAGTCTTGAAATAAGTTAGCTGTTCTACCAATAATTATTATTTCATATTCTATTTGGTAATCATCTAAAACATTAATATTAGTTAACTGCAAGTAACCTTGTATTTGTGCTATTCCATTCTTATAAAGGATTGCATCAGCTTTTAAACTTGGATTAAAGTCAGGTGCGAAATTATAAGTGTTATCGTTCTGAACTGACCTTGCAAGATTGAATATGTTACTAAAAATATTATTGTTATTTGAAGTACCTGGCAAAGTAATTGTTTTACTAAAATCACTTTTGCGCTCGGCAATATTCTGAATGTCAATTATACTTTTATTTATAGGTATTGAAACATTATCATATAAATCTAATTCATACTCAACTATGTTTGCACCTGCTACTTGGTTTATTATTAATCTATTTTGATTCATTATAATGATTGTCTATAACGTGAGTAGCTGTATTCAATTTCAAAGGTTACATTAAACATTTTTCTATCGGTTAAAAATGTCTTAATTTCATATTCAGCATTTAAAATATTGACTGATATAAAATCAGTTGCGCTACGTTCAAGATAAATAATTGGTGACGTTGCAAGTTGCTCAAATAATGCGCTTTGTTCTTCACTAATCCAATCGCTATTAATGGTAATTTTATCATTTATTGTTGTGTTGTAATTAGTTTTTAGCCTATCACTTTGACTATAACCAATCGGTAATGGTGCTTTAAATTGTTTTCTATCAATTGTCATGGCATTGATAGTGTTTTTGTTAAAGTTAAACGCTTCAAAACCACCTAATTTATTCATCCAATGTAGCCTAACTGTTTCATATTGGCTGCAATCTGTATTAGTAGTAAATCCTTTTTCAGCCACCACAACACTACCAGCAATTAATCTTATTAATATAGTTGTTGGAAAACTAATTGCAGGGTATAAATCAAATAAGTATTTACCTGCATTAATATTAAACAAATATTCATTTGGTGGCAAAGTTACATTATAGGTAACTGGTCCTATTCCATTGGCTGATAGTTCTATTTTAGTTACAATTCTATTAGGGTCAAAGAATGTTAGTATTCGATTTTGTGTTGGTTCTATTTGTTCGGGTTCATTTAAATCGGCATTTAAAAAGCCGAATCCACTAACATTGCAACCGATATAAGCAGTTGGTGTATAATCTTCAAAATCAAATATAGCGTTACTACCTAGTTTAAATACTGAACTACTTGGGGTTGGTGGGTCACTAGCTAACACACCGCTTAATGTTGGAACACCGCTAACATCATATAGCTCCCTAAACTGAACAAAATAATTTAATCGTGATTTAGTGTTTGCTGCTATTCGTGCTGCAAGTGCATTGCCAAAATCATAACTAACATAGTTTTTAACTACGTTGCCAACATCAAAAGTTAGTTGACTACTGCTAGGTTGCGCAGGATATTTTAACCTTGCTAATGGATTGTTTGCCCCGCCTGTTTCGTTTACATCAACTATAAAATTAAAGTTAGGTTGCGCTGTATTGTTACTACTTACTGTATAAGGTATTTGATTATAAGCAGCCATAAATTGATTAGGGCTTGAAATGATTGTAATTGCCATTATTTAATTATTGCTAGTTTGATTTTAGTTCCTATTTCTTTACTCAATGCTCGGTTTAAAACCTTTAATCTTTTTGCACCTACTGCAGGTTCGACAAAGTTCATTGGTTTAATACCGCCTATTTTAGTAGCTACTGCCATGCTCATTGCTTCTTTTGTAATTATATCAGCTTGCTTCTTTTTGTTTTTGCGTATTAAAGTTTGTTTCTTTAATCCTTTGCTGCCTGTCCTTGCAATATACTCTTTAAAACTTTTTAGCATGTCAGGCGATACTCCTAAGTTTTTAAAACTATAATCGCTATTAGGTGCTTTTGATTGATTAAAAACTCCTTTTACGCCCTGATTTACAAAGTCGTAATAATCAGCACCCATGATTTTAATTCCTAATGGTTTTGGGTCAGGGTACATAGTACTTGCTAGTGTACTTGCTTGTCTAGTTCGTGCTTTACGTGTGATTATCTTGCGCATTATTCCGATTGACTCATTAGCCCAAACTAAATAAATCTTATCAATCCCAGTTGCTAAATCGGTTTCAAAGTTCTGTAAACTTTCACCATACTTACTACCTATGTCCTTTGCGCTGCTTGCCATTTTAGTTTATCATCTTCGCTTTTATCTTTGTAAAATACTAGCGTGTTTAAAAATTCAATTATATTCATGTCCTCGTAATAACTCCACTTACTACGGTCATTATTTGCTAGGTTGTTGATTGCGATAATCCACCCCCATTTGCTTTCAAAATTTTGTCCACTATTGGCTTCGTTTTCTCCATTGCTTTGTCCGCTTCCGACTCCAAATAAATTAGGATATTGTCGGCTAATTCCTTGTAGTACCTGCAAAAAAAAAGCATGATAGGGTATGCAGTATCAATCTTTAAATGATTGTAAAACAAATCCGCCACCTCTTTATGATTTGCACCATCGTACTTTTTACTTTTACCATACCAAGTTTTCTCAACACAAATAGCTGCAAGTATATTATGGATATTTGCCACTATATTCTTTTCGTCTTTGCAGAATGAAGTCACGTCAATGTATTGCGCTGCGGTTAGTTTTTGAGTTTGCCATACGCACTTAAAACGCCTACCTTTTACTTTAAAATCCATTTTAACCTTTGCATTAGGGTTAAGTAGTTCTAACTTGTTAAAGTCCTTTAAAGCATCGGTTAACTTTTCAATAGGCATACTTTCGATTTCATCAAAGGTTTTGCCGCTTAATTCAGCTAATAATTTAATGTTTCTATTTAATACGTCAGGTTCTAAATCTGCAATCGTTTTGCATTTTAAGAACTGACCAATAGTTATTTTATTATACTTCATCTATTTTAAATATAAATTTATTACTTTTTTGCTAAATTTTAATTGTTGCATATTTGCCACTAGGTCGATTGTTTAATTTGTTTAGTGCGAAGTATCGCATTGCATCAATTGCGTGGTTACTATGGTCAATTGGATTGCCTGTTAGTTTGCCATCTCGGTCAGTTGCCCAAACGTATGAGCGCAATTCTTTGATTAAATTAATTGAGTTTTGAGTTACAAAGAATGGTTCACGCTTTAAAATATCAATTCCTATCTTAATTGAATCAGCGCCTTTTTTGGCAGGAGTAATTAAAAAACCTTGTCTTCTTAATTCTTCAATTGATTTAGGCTCTGCACTATCAGCTACTATTTCGTAAGGTCGACCAATGTTTTCTGACTTCATAAAGTTACCGATGTCTAAATTAGTCATATTAGTTCGGTATAACACTTCATCAAAATAAAGTTGATTGTTTGTTTTGTATACTGCGATTAATGTCGTAGGGTCATTAGTAAACCCAAAATCCATTCCAAACCCTAGCAACTTTGCATCGGTTGGAATGCTTGCCACTTGCTGCCAATTATCAAATACTACACCTTGCAGGCTACCAATCTGACCTAATCCGTAAACTTTCCACCAATTAGCCCAATAGCTGCTAGTTATTGCTTTAACTTCTGCTTGCTCAATGTCATGTATAATCGTGTCAGGGAGTGCCTCATTATCTTTGTAAGTTAAGATTATGTGTTCGCTATCATTGTCTTTTAAAACTTCAGTATGCGCCCAAAATTCAGCAGTCGGATTAAAGTCTAACCATATTTCGCCACTTGTTCTAATTGCTAATTGATGATAGGCTTCAAAACTTATATTGTTAGCTTCGTTAATGTAAAGTATATTTCTTCTCGCACCTCTTAGTTTACTTTCTTGCTCTGCACTAAAAAACTCAATGTAACTACCATTAGCAAACTTATATGTTAATAGTGTTCTGTTCCAATTACTATCAACATATCTGCCAGTCCAATCCATTACTTTTAAAAAGTCTTTAATTGCACCTCTTCTTAAATGTGGTATTGTTTCACTTACTACACTTATTTCAAGTCGTGGTGTTTTAGCTGCCCTATCAATTAAAATAGGAAGTATTCCAAATGTTTTACCTGCACTTGTTCCGCCTTGAATAACTTTTTTTCGTTTTTCAAGTTTTAAAAGTTTGTTTATTGATGTGGTTCTTTTAAACATAAATGCGATTTGCTCACCGTATAGACAAGCGGTTTTATTGACTTTGTTTATTCTTAAACATTAAAACTTTAACCTCCATCGTATGGTTTAAATTCATCAGGAAATAATGGCTGTTCTTTTACAGTCATTTCGGATTTGTCGGTTAATCCGTTTAATCGTTGAGTTATGCTTGGATTATAAATGCCACTCATACCCCCCTCGATTTGGTCTGTTCTAATTGTTTTGCGTATCGTGTGACAGATAGCGCAATATTCCGAATACTTGTTATCTGTATTGGCAAAATACTTACTTAAATCGCTTATAATATCATTTTCAAAGCACCAAACTTCAAAACCCTCCATTGTTAAAGGTCGCTCTTTTTTTCTATCAACCTCAAATCCATCTTTACCCACAAAATCTTGAACTAAAATTGGATTTGCTTTTTTTTCTTTTCGATATTCGCAAAACAATTCCCACATTTTTTCGGGTGTTTCAATGTATTTATGTTTTCCCATTATGATATAAAAAATTTAATGCGTTCATAACCTTCTTCAATTGCTTTTGGTATTTTAGCTAATTTTATACTTCGGTTGCTTGTTAAATTGAATTTTTTACCATTATTAGCTTGCAAAACAATTCTATGCAGCCCTCCAATTGTTATTGAACGCTCAACTATCTCAAGTTCTAAGTCTTTGTATGTAAATTTGTTCATAATTTTTAATTAATTAGTTCGTATATAAAATTCATATCTGCTTTACCATTGCCATGAATTATTGTTGGTTTAAAATTATTTT